ATCTATCAAGCAAGACCCGGCGGAATTGCCACTCACCATTGTATGGCATGGGCTCTACGATACCCATACCTCCAAGAGCTACGTCCAGGGCTAATTGTTTCTTAAACCGGTCAAGCTTTGCTGTCTTTGCAACATATCGTATTAGACGATTCATTGCAATAACATAAGAATCAACCCAGGTATTCTCAAATTTTAAGGCTATATCATCTTCATTCTCCCCGGTTAAATAACCTTGCCGTTTAAGATAATTTCCGAATTGCGGAGCCAGTTCAGCCGCATATCCATAGGCTTGTAATCTAGCCAGAGATTTATCTCTCCGGCTTTTCGCCATGGGCGATATAGCCTGTAATTTTACATCAAAGGTCATCCGTTCTGCATTTCCACGATATTGTTCAACCATAGGCTGGATGAAATTCCGGGTTACTTTGATACGGTTACGATCCTGACCACTCTCATCTTTGAAGAAAGCCTCCAGATCCTCCTTGACGACCCATTGCTTGTTTTTGTAGAAATTAAGATTCCTGTGATATTTATCAACATGTTCACGTTGTTTCTTACCCATCCCCTCTCCCAGGACCCATCGTCCATAATCAACGTGGTATTTTTCTCTCTTGGCCGGTTCCGAAGTTTCTATCCGGTTTGGTTTAAATTGTCTTGTTTGAATTAAATGAAGCATGGCTTATATTTTATTCTTCAGTTTGCCCTTGATACCAGTCCCTGGAAAATGATAGGCTTTGCTCGTCTTCCTCCTCGCTCTTTCCGGATATACCGAATCCTTCTTCCATTTTCGCAATCAAGCCTGGTAGTTCCTGGGCAATCTTAGTTGTTGCATCTACAAATTTCTTAACATTAATCTCTCCGTCTTCACCAGTATATTGAGTTTTATCGCACAGATCCTCATAATTTGCCAGGATCTTGGAAATCATTAATCTAGCCTTACTTCTTATATTCGGCTCAATTCTTGCCATCCGCTCCATAGCCACAGCAATTTTTTCCGGAAATCGTAATGTCAAAAAATCATCTAGTAGGCTTTTGGCCGGCGTATAGTTTGATCTTTTGAGCGCTTCCTGGCATCTTTCCATATCGTTCTTGATACTAGCAAGATCAGAAGTAGGGTTAGCATAATACCAGACAAATTGTAGTTCGATAGCTGTTAAAGTCTCAAACTCCCTAATGCGTTTCAGCTCCGGGTAACGACTCCGATATTCTGCGGGCCTGACGTTGTGGGGATCGAAAATCTTCTCTTTCCTCATATTGATGCATGTTATTAATTTCCTTCACAGGAACCCGGATCAAATTAAAATCCGCATCCCTGACCAATTTATATCGAATCCTAGTCTTCGAGAACTGACTATTCAATCGATAAGTTCTCATATGGGAACAAGCAATTCGTGCTATGTATGCATATGTAAGCGCATCCAAAGCATCATCATAATGCATTAACTTGTTCAACGGTTCCCAGGTTTCTTTCCCGGTTGCCGACATTTTATATGCAAAGGTACTCAATTGATCGAAGAAAACCGAAATATAAATATTATGGTGATAGTTTCTAAATACTTCCGTCATATATTCTATGACGGCATCTGCTCGTAATCCCTTCTTATCCAGACCAATATCCCTGGTACCTCCTTGAACTTTGGCCGGGAGTTGTGTATTAAAGATCAGCGAATTCAGGAACCCCTTACTCTCTTTATAGTCACTATAGTTGGTTCCAATGTTCGCTTCAATAAGTTCTTTTACTCCTAATTTTACTTTATTTTCTACATCATAGTATAATCCTAACAATACAACTTGTAGGAATGCATACTTATGATCATGCTGTTTTCTGAAGTTCACTAAAGCAGGACAAGTTTTTAAATGATCATCCCATATTGCGCTAGACATTTTTGAATGCCCAGTCTCTGTAGCAATGGGGTCTGTTCCTTGCCAATACCTATTAACCCAAAACTGCTCCGGTTTTTGAAACATCCAGGTTGTAGCCTTGTGATCATGATCCGGATCATCCTCATCGAGAGCAACAAATCTCGCATCAATGATACGATATGGAACATCACTCTCTGGAGGCATGGGATCATCATAATCATAGATTGGTTCAAAATATCCCAGCGTAGGCCGGGCCCTGGGTCCCATTAGTCGACATCTTTCCAATCCTCCTTCTATAATTTCCCTAGACACTAAGGTACTTGAGTTACTCAAGAACATATCCTTGAAGCTGGATGGATAGTGCTGATGGAACTGGATTTTTGATGTCTCCAGATCAATATCTCTTTCCTTGGATCTAGACCCATAATACCAAGCTTTCTCCTTTTCGTATTCCTCTTTATTCAACCTGCTGTGCCAGCTAAAGAATAAGGGAACGAATCCGGATTCAAACTGTTTGGCTTCCCATAGACCTAAGATCCGGTACCATTCTTTCTCATAAGCTCCCTTACCTTTGTCCATTTCACCACCAGTACCCCACATCCAAATCTGACGCCTGAGTGTAAACTTGCCAGTCTTTGGATCATTCCAGAACATGGTTGGCCTTGCTTCATTCAGCATGGGACCAAGTATACCAATGTTTCCAATTTCATCCACCAGAGCCAGCTGTGGAGATCCACCATTGATTGCGGTTTTCTTGGGGGCAACCACATCCACCCTACTATTTGGGTATCCTCTCTTACCTTTCCCAGGTTTATCTGATAACCAAAATCTGGTACCGCTATCTGATTTTACGGGAGGCTGCAGCCATCTAGGCAGGGCCCCGAATGGATATTTTAACTTATCGGTGAAGATCTCCTCAACGGTATCCTTATCTTCGGCTATGAACTTAATATAATAGTTATTGTGTATCAACATCATTTTCAGGGCTATGATACCCATGGCTGATGTAAAACCAATCTGTCTACCCTTACCACCTATCACATTATAGCGACAATCGAATAGATAGTATATAACGGCATGATGTTCTTTTGCATAGTACTTCATCATACCAGAAATGGCATCCCCTTCTTTGAGTTCACCATATTTGTTTGCAAAGTATAAAGTATTTTCCTTAATACGGTTTCGCTCCTGGTTGGTGTATTCCCGCTTAGAATCATCATCCTTGTAATTGGTTATATTATCCTTCTCCTGGAGCCAGCGATAGGCTTGTGCTTTATATTTTTCAAATTTGGGATACTTTATGGCTTGAGGAAATGGGCCATAAGTAATAGAATTTATCCAATCAATAAAATCTTGTTTGTGGTATAAGTTACTTTCCGGAAGCCAGTCCTCCTTTGTAATCCCTGGTTTGAATCTTGCAAATTCAGCCGGCTTACAAAAGGGATCATTTACCCAACGCTTTACTTTCTTCTGTTGGATCTGCTGGCTGGGGGTCATCTTAATAATGGTAGGTCCTTCTTTGATATAGCCCTCCCTGGTCAACACTTCTATCTGTTGACGATTTAAAGTACCCTTTTGATACTGTTTATGTAGAAATGTAAGGTACCGCGTTTTTGCAGCATCCTTAGCTGAAATAGCCACGACCTATCTAATTATACCGCGTTCCTGCATCTGCCTCAACATAATTAACTGGCTTTCCAGAAAGACGACTTTTGACTTAAGCATCTCCACGTACTCCAATGCAGTCTTTACCGCATTTCGGTCACCTGGAGTATTATCTAATTTTGATAGCGCCTCTGGCAGGGTGGAAAAATCATTTGCACCTATATCATCTGCAGGTATATTTCCCACACAAAAATCAATTATCCCATCGAGATAATCTAGTACATCAATTTCCATGCCTTGATTTGCCATCTATATGTAAATATTATAAATACGGTTCGTACCGCTTATTGTAATTCAATCCTTTAAGTTTTCTGCTACGAGCCAGTCTAATCCCAGCATCCGTTATTTCTAACGGGATCTCCCTGGTAACAGCTTCTTGGTGTTTTGGTTCCTTCAACTCTGTAAACGGACCAAAAGCACTAAAGTTATTATTATATACTTTTTCTAGCACCTCACGCTTGTTCTCCGCCAGAACCTGGTGTACCGGCTTCGGATCATCTGTAAAGATAGATGATTGACCGTTGCTAACAAATAAATAATCAACCCCCATACCAAGTTCTACATATCTCCTAAGTATAGTTGAAATATCTTCATTATCTATGTATGAA